GCCCGTCGCCCGCCGCCCCGCGCGGGGGCGCGGGAGGGCGGGGCCGGCGCGGGGGGGGGGCGCTGCTGCGGGGGCCGCCACGGCTCCGCCCGGTACCAGCCATTCGGGTCGCACCACAGCGCCCCGTAGCCGATGGCGTCCAGCATGTCGTTGACCGCTTTTAGGTAGGTGTCCGTCGGCTCCCACGTGAGTGTGGAGCGGAGGGTTTTGGGGGATGGTGTGACCGCGATTGCGGTCTCGCCCCGCCCGCGGATGATCGCCGGGATGACATCGGTGACGGACGTGCCGATCTCATACTGGAGGCGCTTGCCGAGCTCGCGCGACAGGATCGAGGTTTTGTCGAGGACCTGCACCGTGGCTTTGCGCACGGGCCCGTCGTGGTGCCACTCCGGCCACGCCGGCACCCACACCCCCATCGGAGTGACATGGCCGTCGCTGTGGTGAGTGATACGCAGCCGCGCGGTCAGCCAGTCGATATCCCCGGGCGGCTCCTGTATCTCCAGTGACCCGCCCCCGTGGATTGCCTTGTCCACCGACCAGTCCAGCGACCCACCGAGGAAGCGCCCGAACGGGCCGAGGAGTCGCTCCTGACGGTCCAGGAGATCAATCGTCCAGTACTCACTCACTGATCCTCACCGCCGTCCCTGTCACGCCCACCGCGCGGGACTGGCCGCGGTGGTGCTTGAGCGGGATCCCGGACGCGGCTAGTACTGCGCGCCACAGCACCCCGGTGGGGGTGCGGTACCAGATCCGCTGCCCGAGGAGCCGCAGCCACACGTCAGCGGGGGAGCCATGCCGGGGCGTCAGCAGCCCCGAGAAGGTGCTCTGGTCACTGCGCGCAGTGCCGAAATGCGGGGTGGGGTAGGTGTCGCCCTCGTACTCGGCTAGCACCAGCTCATGCCCGTGGGTCTCGGCCAGCTCCATGTCGAGGATCAGGTGCGCGCGGGTGCCGTCGTCACCCTCTAGCCATAGACGCCGGGTGGGGGTGCCGACCCGCACCGTGTCGGAGAGCGTCTCCGACGGCAGCGCGGACACAGCCCGCACCCGATACCCCACCGACCGGTTGAGGTACGGTCTCGGATCGATGACCGTGCCCGAGGTGCCGGCGATCGTGTCGAGTGGCTGCCATGTGGCGTCGTCGTCTCGGGAGACCTCGACGCGCAGCTCCACGGTCGCAGGTGCCGCGGCGTCGCTACCGGCCTCGGCGGTGACGACGACGTAGCCCTCCTCCTCGACCCAGCGGGCCGAGATAGTCGGCACGGCGGGGTCGGCGTAGTCGACATGGACCGATACGCGCACCCACTGGGACCACAGCCCGGTGCCGGACTGCACCCGCATGGCGTAGACGTAGTCGTGGCCATCCTCCAGCCGCGCGGGGGCCTCTATCCGGCCCGGGTGGCTGCGGTCCTGCCAGGCCGCGACCTGCCGGGACTCGCCGCTGTCGGTGAGGGTGGCGTCGTATCCGAGGATCGCCGCCCCGCCGGGGTCGGTGGCGGTGTAGGTGACCGTCAGGCGGGACGCCTCCACGGTCTGCCCATCCTGCGGCGACTCGATTGTCACCGTAGGCGGGAGGGCGACGGTGAAGCCGGCCAGGGGCGACCAGGGGCCGGGGTCGGCATGGAGACCTCGGGTGCGGGCACGCCACACCCAGTCACCGACGGTCAGCGGGACCCGTAGCTCCTGCACCGACCCGGTGACCGTGGCGGTCTGCCACGCATCCGCCGGTGCGGTCGCGTCGCGGTACTGGATCTCGGCCTGCTGCTGCGGGGTTCGGTCGATCGGCTCGTGCCGCCACGTCAGGACGGCCTGTTCCTCGCTCGAGATAGTGCCGATCGGCGCCAGGAGCGTCGGGGCGGCTGGGGGGACGAGCGCGGGTACGTCCTCGCTCACAGCCCACGTGGACCACAGCTCCGCCCCCACACCGGTGCCGGTGCGGCCACGGTACTGCCACGTCTCGCCGGGTTGGGGAGTCATCTCCCCGACGGCTGCGCCGTCGCCGCCACTCAGCCACGACCGCCACTCGCCGCCGTTGACGCGCCGCTCGAGCTGCCACCTTTGTGGGTAGCGGGCATTGTGACGCAGCTCGACCCGAATATTCCCGGCTATTCGAGAAATGTTCAGCGACGGCTGGGATGGGGTTGTGCGAATGTAATTCGATTCACCCCACGACGAATCCAGAGCGCCATTCCAGGCGTCGACGCGGTATCGGAATTGATCGTTTTCCCACACCCCATAATCCACATAGGATGTGCCGTAAATCGTTCCGATACGCGTCCATGCCTTGTCGGATTCAACCCATCTCTCTATGCGATAGTGGGTGGCTAGCGGGACGGCAGGCCACTCGACACGAATTGCCCGGTCGGTGATGCGATAGGCGCCCGGGCTAGGAGTGTTGGGGCGGGCCGAGCCGTGCGCGGGGATCCACAGCGTCGACTCGTGGGATGCCCTCACCCCGCCACCGATATAGTCCACGCCACTCAGTGATGCGGCGCAGGAAATGTCGTATCCCTGCGGGCGCAGCGGGAATACATCGGAGAAGGACTCCAGGACCGTGTATCCGCCGGTGACGTCGACCCGCACGGGGCGGCTCTCGCTGCGAGACCCGAAAGAGCCGGAGCGGGCGTACTGGGCAGAGCTGTCCCAGAATCGGTAGCCGGCCTCGAGGGCGATCTGCACGGACACCGACACGGTGGTGTCGCCCGGGCGGGGATCCGACATCACCCACGTGATGCGAATCCTCATCCGTTTGACGGCGCCACTAGATGGCGCCCATGGCCCGTAGGTCACGTATGTGGCCATCAGATGGGTACTCCCTCCATACGTCGGACTGCGAGCGGCAGCATCCGCAGGAACGCTGTGAGGTCGTCGAGGCTGCGGAGCGCCCCGTCAGGGATGTTCACCTCGACCCGGTAGCTGGCCGGGCCCCGTGCCGCTGGGGATGCGGCGGCGAGCTGGGCGAGCTGCTGGGTGGGGTGCACATACGATCGGGGTGGCAGGGACACGAGTTCCGGGCCGTTCTCGCCGACCAGAGCGAGACCGCCCGGCGTGTATCCGCCATTAGCGAAATGGGGTATGCCGATTGCGTCGGCTATCCAATCCTTGATTGCTTGGATGGGCCATTTCGCGATTCCTTCGCCGAGTTTGGAAAGCACGCCGCCGCCCATATTGGTGAGGGATTTCCACGCGCCGGCGATAGCGTCGTTGAACCATTTCAGGGGGGCTGTTACGAAATCCCAAGCGGCCTTTGCGGCGCCCGCTAGGAAATCCCAAACCTTTTCTCCCCACCCTTTGGATTTCTCGATTACCTCGGGGGATGCGTCTGCTGGGAGGCCGGATACGACTCCGACGCGGGGGCCGTTGTCCCGTCCGCCGAGACCGTCGCCTCCGCGCAGGTAGTCCTGTGCCTGCCATACCGCCGACCCGGCAGCGGTACCAGCGCCGGGCAGCGGCACCCCGTGGGCGTGCGCAACCCAATTGCCTTTGCCCGCGCGGTCCCAGGTTGGGATGCCGACACGCCGCAGAGGCAGGATGAAGGTTCGGTATCCGCCGGTGATGTCGAGGGCGTCGCCGGCGTGAGACGTGCCCGAGTAGGAGGTGCGTGGCCGCCACCCGCCCTGAGTGATGTGCATCTGGGCGCCAGCCATTTTCTCCGCGGCCTGGATTCTGGCTGCGAAAAGGCTAGTGAATCGGTGCCCGCGGAAGCCGATGATGCCGCCGCCGGCGTAGCCGTTGAGTCCGTCGTAGTGCTCCCGCCACTGAGCCAGCGACGTGCCCTGCAACGCCGCTTGGTTCAGCGCGAGGAGGCGTTTCCGTTCGTACGGGTCCTTGAGGGCTTCGGAGACGATGATGCCTTCGCCGCGGCGGGCCATGATCAGTTGATCGTCGCCGTCGCGGTAGCTGGATGTGCCGGGCAGAATTCCGCCTCGGGCGAAGCCCGCTGGGATTGAGACTTTCGGCAGTAGATTCTTCAGGCCGATCTTTTCGGCCAGTCCGTTTACGCCGCCGATAATGCCCTCGTTGAGGACGGTTTGCAGCACGAATTTGATTGGCGCGGTAACTAGACCCTTGATTTTGTTAAATGCCTCGCCAGCTGCCTGCACTCCGGTGTTGAACGCGGAGGTGATTCCGTCCCAGATACTCTTGGCGATGCTTCCGGTGGTGGTTAGGATCCAATTGAATCCGTCCGAGATGCCTTGCTTGAATGTTCCCAGTGTTTGGGAAACGGCATTCCAGGCGGCGACGAATGGCTGGGTGACTGCGTTCTTGAGGCTTTCCCAGGCCGATGTCGTGACTCCGACGAGCCACTGCCAGGCCGAGTTCATGCTGTCGCGAATTGCCCCGAGAGTGGCGCCGGTCAAATCCTTTATGGCGTTCCAGGCGGACCCGATTGTGGTGCCGATAATCGAGAACGTGCTACTCGTCAGGGTGACGAGCCACTGCCAAGCGGATTGGAGATAACCCCAAACCCCATCCCAAATGGCTCTGACCCCGTCCCAGGCCTGTCCCCAGTTGCCGGTTATGACCCCGAGAATTGTGGTCATGATCCCGGAAAGTACCTGGGATAGGCCCTGGAAAGCGCCGCCGATATAGGTGACGAATCCGCCGACTAGGGGGAGTACGTAGGGGCCTACGGCGTCCCATGCGGTGCCGATGGCGGCGAAAGCGACGGCGATGATTGCCCCGAGTGTTGTGGCAGCGCTACCAAGTGCCGCAAAGCCACCCTCCAGCTGGGGCAGCACCCCCGCTACGGCGCCCGTGAAGCTTGCCCACAGCTCGCCGAGGATCGGCAGCAGGTGCTCGCCGACCGCCGACCATGCGGTATTGAAACCGGTCCCGAGGGAATCGATGAGATTCATCACGGCCCCGCCGGGCTCCATCAGCTGGGTAAAAACATTCCCTAGCCGCATGAACCCTTCTCGGAATTGGAAGAGCGCATTAATGGCGGGGGAATCTTCTTCCAGGCCGAATGGGGTGCCCGAGTAGTCGCCGGTGAAAAGCAGCTGCCCGACCTGAATGGTGCTGTCAACGGCATCCCGAATTCCGGCGAGAATGCCGATAACCGGGTTGTCTTCTTCTAGGCCGAATATTGGCCCGGTGTAGTCGCCGGCGAAAAGCAGGGTTCCGAGGCGCCCGAATTCCTCGGCGACCGGCTGAATAGCAGGCCCAAGGCCCATGAGCCATTCCAGCGCCGACGTGGCGACGGGCAGGAACATTTCACCCAGACCGGTGGTGAAGTTCTCCCACTGCTGGGAAAGAACCTGTACCTTGTGGGCGTAGGTGTCGGACTCTTTGGCGAAGTTGCCGTGGGCGTCCTTGGTTTGCTCCATGATGAGCGCGAGCGTGGCGGCCTGCTGCGCCTCATTCGAAAAGCTTCCGCCGACTTTCTGGAAGCCAAGTGCTGCGGCTTTCGCATCAATTTCGGTTTGCTTCAGCGAAACGCCGTAGCGCTCAATTGGGTCTCGCTCACCCTTCAGCGCCGAGGATAGGGCCTCTACGGCCTCTCGGGTGGTGCCGCCAAACATAGAGGACAGGTCGGCGCCGAGGCCGATGAGTTTGTTCGTTTGTGGCGCCAGCTCGGCCATTGCTGTGCCGCCGTTTTTCAGCTGCGCACCAATCAACGTGCCGAGTTCATTGAATTCGTTCTTCGATAGCCCGACCGATGTGGCTGCGGAATCGGCCCAGGCGTGCATTTGCCCAGCCGATTCCTTGAACACCGAATCAATCGCGCCGACAGACTGCTCGAGCTGCCCGGCTTTGTTGACGATGTCGGCCATTCCGCGACCGACTTCGGCGACACCGACAGCCGCTATTGCGGGGCCGATGAGCCGCCCGATTCCGGCGCCGATTCCGGATATGCCGCCCTTGAACTTCGCGCTGAAGGCGTGTCCGGATTCGGCGCCTTCAGTGGCGGCTTTCCGCGACAGCCCCGAGAAGGGATTGATGTGCCCGATGCCCTGCTGGAGGGCGTTGCGGACCTTGTGGCCGAAGCCGGCGACCTGCTGGCCGGACTGCTGGGCCGAGGTGCCGACGCGCTGCTGCGCTGCCGCGACTTCCTTCGCTGCGTGTTCCTCGGCCTGCTCCGCGGCCTTGAGGCCGTGGGCGGCGGCCTCGGCTTTGCGTTTGGCCAGGATCATGCGGTCCTGTGCCGCCAGGGCGCGGGAGGATCCTTCGCCGGAGCGTTCGACGGCCTCGGCGTAGGCTTTCTCGGCTATGGCGGCTTTGCGGTCGGCGTCCTCCTGCCGCTGGCGGGCGGCGACGACGGTTTTGCTCGCGGCCTCTGCCTTCTGCTTGGCCGCGTCGAGGGCGGCCTCGAGTTGTTTCGTGTCCGGCTTCGCTTTGGATCCGAACGCGCGTGCGAATATGCTGCCGGACTTCTCGCCTGTCGCCGAGGCGGCTTTCTCGATGCCGGTGAGTTCCTTCGCCACTCCGGAGGCGACGTTTTTGGCGTCGACGACGAGGGACACGTAGGCGGTGGCGAGCTGCACGGCAGCAGACATGAGGGGGCCTCCTCCGGGTCAGCGGATGCTCTGGCGGGTCCCCGCGTTGCGCCCGCGCAAGCGGCCGTGCCGGACGGGTCGGC